AAATCGTCAGCATCGCTGGCCGTGCAGACCATGCCGATGATGGCCGTCGAGACGGTGGAAATGGTGCGCGTGCCATCGTTAATCTCGATGACCTCGACGCCGTGATGATAGTCGCTCATCTGTTTAACTCCGTGGTTAAGGGATGCGACCATTTTCGGTTGTATGATTTACAAGCGCGATAAAACAGCGTTGGCGGGAGAATGAGACAACAAACAAAAACCCTCCGGGCGGAGGGCTGCATTCAGTCAGGTTTTTCAGGCCACTCGATATCCGGTGCGGTGCTAATATCCAGCCGGTTTAATATCACACGGTAACGCTTCCAGCGAGTGAGAGCAGATAACTCATCCTCTGTAGCCATACCAAGCTCATCAGCGTCCTGCAAAACCGCTATTGCTTCACCAGCCTCCCGAATAAGCCTGGACTTTTCCTCTTCAGCAAGCTCCCTTATCTCCTGCGGCGTGGGGGGCTCAGGCTCAGACAATACGGGCCTTCCGTCTTCATCTGGAGTAATTACCTTCCCCATGGCCTGACCACTGATAAGATATTCATACCATTGATTCGATATTTCACTAATATCGTCAGGTAAAGTACCGGCTTGCTCGTAATCTGATATAAGCGAAGAAACATAAAACGCATTTGTTTCAGCACTGTAAAAATAAGTATTGTCCATATTAATACCCCACCGCATACCAGTAGACGCCGTGACCATCACTCCCCACGGATGCCCCTGTTTTTGTAAAACTGGTGACATACGTCCAGTTATTTTGCGCGCCATCGTTCACTTTACGAATAATGGTGTTTTGCACATTCACACAAGCCGAGGGAAAGGCTGTAGGAAAGGTAATGTTTACATTGCCTGTAACTGAACTTGAAACCACCCCCCACTGGAAAATCATTCCCGTATTGGCGTCCTTATACCAGCCATTCGCCGCTTTCGATGCAGAGTTAATCTTTTGAAAGCGCGCGTCGCTCTCCGCTTTGGTGTATGCCGTTCCCGTCGGGGTGTAACTGCCTTTTAGCTGGAAACGTCCGTCGCTTTCCGCTTTGGTATACGCCGTCCCCGTTGGCGTGTAATTGCCCTTTGGCTGGAAACGTGCGTCACTCTCAGCCTTAGTGTAAGCGCCCGTTTTTGCCATATATCCGGCATCAGACTGCGCCTTTGTATAATATCGGGCGTCAAAATTTGCGTAATTCGCCAGAGCCAGTTTATTCATGGTAACGTCCCCCGTCGCCAGACTGACCGTAAAAGGACGCAAACTGTTAAACGTGCCGAGCGAATCACCAGAGTTCGTGACCAACAGATAGAGGCTTCCACCATCATTACGCCAGAATGCCCCGTAGCTGCCATAAGCAATGCGAAAACCGTTAGCGCTTCTGGAAACAAACTCCCCTGATGACGTTACTCCACCTGCAAAACTGGAAACACCATTAAAGCTAAATGATACAGAACCATCTTTATTTCGCTGGGAATAAAAATGATACCCTGTGGTATCTTTAAACTCTAACACTGTCGGCCTGTCGGCATTTCCCCATAAAAGCAGTGAGCCGTTAGCTGTTGACGAGTTCTGAGAGCTAATTTCAAACCTTCTGCCATTCCCCACCGAAAGCGTGCCATTTACTGTCGCATTACCTGTAACCGTACCGCCAGTTACTGGCAGAGCGCCAACCTCCCCGGCAGTGGGTTTATTAGCCGCATCATACTGTTTAGCCCAGGCTGACCACGTGCCGCTGTACAGCGTGCGGATGTATGAGCGTGAATTGTTGTAAACGCGGTAAACCTGAGTGATACCCGCGTGCTTATAAACCTCCAGCGAACCGGCCATTGCCTCGGGGTAGTTTTTCCCGGTTTGCGCCTGCGCGTTTGCTGGCTGGTAATACAGTCCCGGCGTGGTGTAGGCGTTTAAGTCCTCAGCATTACCAATCCCGACAGTCTGACCGTTAAAAATATCCTGCGCCGTAATACTGATATCGGCACTCAACGCCCTGCCATTGATCTTGCGCCCTGACGGAACTCGCCCGTTGGCATTGTCATTTGCAGCCTTAACGGCTTTCGGTGTCGCCGCCAGTGCCTCAGACGCGCTGTCGGTCGCGCTGCTGAGCTGGACGATACCCTTTTGTGCCGTGGTAGCGTCCTGAGCCGTGTATTTTCCTTTCGCAAGGTCATACGCCGCCTTAACCGCTTTCGATGTCGCTGCGACGCTCTCAGACGTGCTGTCGGTTGCGCTGCTGAGCTGGACAATACCCTTTTGCGCCGTGGTGGCGTCCTGAGCCGTGTATTTCCCTTTGGCAAGATCATACGCCGCCTTAACCGCTTTCGGCGTCGCTGCGACGCTCTCAGACGCGCTGTCGGTCGCATTGCTTAGCTGAGTGAAACCCTTTGCGGTGAGCGTGGCGTCAGGATGGCGGCGGGATTGCTCATGCTCCGCGAGCTTGTCGTCGACGTAGTCCTGCGTTGCCATCACCGTTGAGGTGTCGATGGTCAGCTCGACTGACGCGATGTCGCTCACCATGATAACCATACGCACGGTCTGCGCGCGCCCTGACCCCTCTGCCAGCGCTGGCTTGTAGCTTTCGGCCATATTACCGACCGCTATCAGCGTGCCGGTGTCATCATAGAGCCCGAGCTCTCGCATCCAGAAACCGCCGGTTTCAGGCGGGATAAGCAGCTCCGCCACGACATAATTTTTATTCTTTTTGTCCTGGCTGATTTTATTCAGTGCGTGACGCCAGACCTCTTTGACAAGCTTTGTCTGGTTAGGGTCAGGCACCGGCAGCGTGCCGCCACCGTCACCCACAGCCATCGCTGTAAAGTTAACTTTTTTCCCGTTCGGAACGGTCGCTGCGGCCAGCTTGATTGCACCGGCTTTGGTGATGACCGTTTTGTATTTCACTGTCATTGTGCTCTCACTTATCCGGGGTAAACCGTGATGATGTCGCCGTCATATGTCAGCGCACCGGTGTAGAGATAGCCCGGCACATCCTGAATGATGTTAAGGCCGATAAGATGGCGACTTGCTGGCTTTGCATCAGCAATAAGCCGCTCCATTTCGTAATACATTTCCTCGGTGATGCCCGTCTCTAACACGCCGATATCGAGGCGAAACGTGCCGGGCGGGTCACTGGTTTCCCACCATTCAGACACGTTTATCAGATAGCCGAGCGGCTCCACCACACGACGCACAGCGCCTATCGTTCCCTTGTGCGCGTGGATGTACCACGCCGCACGGATCACTTCCCTTTTTGTGGCCTCCGTCCATTTCTCATCCCAGCGGTCAACGGAAAACGCCCACGCCAGCCACGGCAGCAGATTTGCCGGGCAGTCGTCAGGGCTCCAGAGACGGCGCAGGGGAACGGGGGTATTTTCGATTTCAGCGCAGGCGCGCGCCGCCGCCACCTCAAGCGGCGACGAGCCCACCGGCAACAGTCGGGTATCATTCATCGTTGCCCCCGATGGTCACGCTGTACTCGGTGCACCATGACGCCTGAGTCTCATCGAGCACGATGTCAGCCACCGGCGCGGCCAGCTCGACGCGCTGCACACCCTCAACGTGGAGCGCGGCATAAATCGCAGATTTACGGATGTCACGCCCGAGCCGGTGCTGTGCGGTGATATACGCCTGCAGTTTTGCTTTTGCCGCACTGAGTACCGGCTCACTTTCGGGGCCGGGGTAAAGGTAAAGCGATGCGGTGATTTTGTAGTCGACAATTTTCGCTGACTGCACGGTCACGCGGTCGGCCACCGGCCTGACATCCTCATCGTTCAGCGCAGTGCGCACGATGTCGAGCAGCTCATCAGAGGCCACGCCGTTATTTTCGCGCGAGAGCACGGACACGGTCACACACGCAGGCTCAGGACTGATAACGGAAATATCCGCGACACGCCCGTCGGCGCTGCGGCCATGAAACTGATATGCACCGGTTGAGCCTGCGGTACTCAGCCCCTCAAAAGCCTGTTGAATGCGCAGACGGTAGTCGGTGTCCGACTCCATTACGGCTGGTGTCGGCGGATACGTGGTGTCGTCTGCAGGCGTGATGACGAGGCGCTCAACGTTGTAATTTCCGCCTATCTGGTCGAGGTCGCTGTCAGCAGCGTAAGCCAGCATGACCGCACGCGCGGCCTCGTTGACGCGCTGTCGCCAGATAACTTCCCGATAGGCGTTTTCCTCCAGCAACTTAACAATCGGCTCTGATTCAAGCATCAGCGTGCGCGCGACGGCCTCCTGCTGTTCCTCGGGGTATAACGAGACGAGCGTCGTCTTTCGTTCGCTCAGGATGGTTTCATAGTCCAGCACTTCCACGACATCAGGCGCGGCGAGCTGGTTCAGGTCAACAATTGCCATAGCGTTTAACTCAGTGGAATGGTGAGGGAAAAGGACTGTCCGCCTGTCGAGCGCGTGCCGGTGATATCGACATACAGCCCGCCGTCGGTCTCCGACCGCTCAAAGGTGATGGTCGTCAGACTGATGCGCGGCTCCCACTTCTGGATCGCGGAATAACACGCGGCCATAATCTGCAGCCGTAGCGCCGGGCTCTGAGGCTGGTCAATCAGCGCTGACAGAAGGGATCCGTATTCACGACGCATGACACGCGAGCCAACCGGCGTGACCAGAATGTCGCGCACACTTTGCCGGATATGCTCAACCTCAGAGATACTGAAGCCGGTCTTGCTGTTCATTCCCAGATAACGCACCGTCATTGCGTCCCCTTAGTCCAGCTTCCGCCGCTCTGTACGTTGCCGTGCGCGTGGTTATCCACCTTCACGCCGTTTGATTTCAGTGTCCCGCCGGTGTGCTCGATGTTCCCGCTCATCTTCCCGCCGTTCTTCACTTCGAGCGTGCCGGTTGTCAGCTTGTTGGTGCACACCACCTCCGGCGTATCGAGCGTGATGCGGCTCGACGCTTTCACCAGCACCACCGGCACGGTGGCCGTAATAGACTCAGACGCGGTGACGTCTGCGGTTTTGATGCCTGACACGGTGAGCGCGCCGTTTTCGGGCTCGTACTCAATAACCGCCCCGTCAGCAAAGGAAACATGAAGCGCATCAGGGGAGGCAGACGGCGCGGGATGGTCGTCAGAAAAAATGCCGGGCAGCACAAAGGCAGTATCGAGCTCTCCGCCGATGGCCAGCAATAACACCTGCTCACCTACCGAGGGAGCCCACCACACGCGAGAGCGACCGGCGCGACAGGTGAGCCAGTTAAGCCAGGTGGTTTGCATACCGCCGGTCTGGACACGACACACCCCCTCGTCGAGGTCTACGTCGGTCACAATGCCGGTGCGGATAAGGTTGCGGATCGCGCGTGCGATTTCCTGCAGAGAATTTAAATTATTCATGGGGAAAGGATGCCGCCGGACGAGGCCTGCGGCAATCGAGGTGGGTTTTGTGGCGGATGCAACAACAACCAATTTTTCACTACAAAAGCCGGAAAATTCCTACCTGATTTAAATCATTTGCTACATAATGAAATATATGAATGTTATTTGAAAACACATAGTTTTTATGATGAAACTTAACCTATTTTTTTAGCAGGTAATAATGAACAAATCAGAACATTGTAAAGAAGTATATGCTTATTTTGGATTAGCCATGTTCCGTGCACAATGCGTTGAACAATCAATAATCCAATTGCTTATTTTTTTAGTTTTCTTTAAAGAAAACGCAACGAAAATCTCGTCAGCAGAAAAGTGGGAATTGGAATTTGATAATTTTGATAAAACCTTGTCAAAAAAAACCATGGGACATCTTTTAGGCGCATTAAGGGAGTTAGGTGTGCTAAATGAAGTGATCGAAAACACGCTATTAAAAGCTTTGATCAAGAGAAATTGGCTGGCGCATGGTTATTTTGTCGATCGCGCCATTGAATTTTTAAACGAAAGTGGTCGAAATAAAATGATCGGCGAACTTGAGAGTATTATAGAATTATTTAACTTAGCCGAAGATTTTCTCCAGCCAATCTCGAAAAGACTTGCATTGCAGTATGGCTTAACTGATGACAAGTTAGAAAAAATGAAAAAGGAAATTTACCCATCGGAAATTGATGATATGTAACAAATGAAATTAGGCACTGCCCACAAATCTATTCATAATAAATTTCAATTCATAGATATTGAAAAACAGCACCAATTTATCTCATGAAAAACCTGAAATATCTTGTTCAAGCTCCTTAACTGATGAGTTTATTTTATACTTAAACGTCCTTGCTATTGATGCTGCACTCAATCTATCTGCCTTTTCCTTACCTATCCATAATGAAATAATTCCTCTTTGTTGTTCTGTAGATAGGTCATCAAAATTCGGGATGTATTTATGTGAACTTTTCTCTCCTCGTCGCCATTCATAATATGTTTTAACCAATGATTTGGGTTTAATATCTGCATTTAATTCAAAACGTTTCACTAAGTTAGCAATAGTATGATTTACGGCTCTAAGCTGAGCTGTAGTTGAAATCTGAGAAAAATAAGCAACCCACCCCATTCTCTTACCATTAAAAATACATCCAGTAATTCGTAGATTAAGCTTCCACTGGCAATATGCTAATGCTTTGTCTTTTTCTTTTTTACTTTCAGCCCTAACAAGAGCATGCCTATAAGCAGTAAATATTTTTGCCAGAGATGACTCAAATCTTAATATGCTGTCTTTTTTGATGCTGATACCCTTATCGCTAATCTCGTACCCCAGAAAATTGAAAGGATCGCTCAGCATGCCTACTACAGATTTAGAACCATCTTCTCCAAGCGGATGAGGTGAGAGACCAATCTTTATCAATTTTTTGATAATTATATTGGCTACATCAGATGCTCGCCCAATAGGGCTAAGCACTAAAATATCATCAACGTATCGTTTATACCATATATCTTTGATACATTCGATTTCAGCATCTATTTTTTGCAGGGCGATTTCCGCTAAAATATTTGAGATCGATAAACCTTGAGGAACCCCTCTTAAACACGCTGAACTTCCTTTACCACCTCTTGACTCATTAACTGTAGGAGTGGAAATAGCCTTATTAATTAGCTGGCGAAACTCAGATTTCCTAATTTTTTGTTTAATTGACGCTGTTATTAATTCATGTGGTATTGATGGGTAAAAATTTTTAAGATCAATCTTAGCAAATTCGTAATAATTACCAGAATTAACAGCGCTATTAAGTGACTCAATCACAACTTGAGGTAACGATAGTTTTGCATCAGGATATACGCTTACTAAAGCATCGCATAGAGCTCGTAATGTTATACGATCCCGTACAGTAGGTATTGATATTTGTCTCGGGAAAGAATGAGCACCTTTAGAAATCAGTTTTTCTTTGTAGGCTGTAAATTTATAACTGCCATTAAAAACCTTCCGAGATATTAGAGCTACCTCTTTAGCGCACTCCTTTTCAAACGAACCTGGCCTAACCCTATCAATACCGATTGCACCAGTCTCTTTAATTTTATCAAAATATAAAGATCTCAGGTACTTTTCACTAAAACATTTCTTAAATGCCCGAGCCGCATTGCTCATAAAGACACCATCCAATTAATAGTGGAGCGAGATATATCAAGAATAATATCATATACTTAATCACGCAAGTAATGTATACATGCGCAAACTCTTTCCAATCAGGTTTGCGAGTAGTTAAATTCCTAAAGTTTCTCACTCGAAAAACTTTATCATCCATATCGCTATGATTATCTACCTCATCAAGCAACTCATCATATTTAACTATATCTTCGCTTTCTACCTGCCCTCTGGTATAGATTACATTATAAAGTTTTTGCAACGCCAAATAATTACTGCGCATATTAATTGCACGACCGCGAAAATTTCTGTTTGCAACGGATAATGACACACCAAGCAAAGCAATGGATAAAATGGCACTAAATATATCTGTATTACTCCCTAACAGAGTGGGGAAACGTATAACAACAACCGCCAGTGCCGCACCCAGCACTGCATACCAAACTAAAATAAACTGAGAATGAGAATCCATCCATTCCAAGCGATGGTATGCTTGAATTCTTGCTTTATAAGTAAACCATACTTTATCTAACATGAGATGACTCCATTTAAAAGAAGAGAGAGGCAGGAGGGTTTGGATACTTTGAACATCCCGTAGGATCATGAGTCAAACTCAACAGCTCACGCTGTTCTTTATCAGAGCCGCCCTTACCTGAAGTAAGAGGAAATGCCTGCCTCTCTCAGCTTTTATATACCATGACCTTGCCTATGAATCAACTTACAATGATAAAACAAATACGGCAATAATGTTCTAAAACATTATATGAAATATTTTATTTTTTATAGTAAACCTCCTCCATTTTTTTAAAAATGAAATTCTCAATAGAACGTAAATCTTCCCTACAAAATCCTAATAGCTGTCGCTCCGAGTAGCGCATAACCTGAGCACGAGGGTTTGGCCGGTCTTTGAGGCCGTATTGATGGACACGCGCGATACGTTGCACTTTGCCGGTAAATTCCACCAAGGCACTGTTTTCACGGCCACTGGCTTTCATGTACCGGCTCGTGCGCAGCTTCTGAAACATCGCCCGTTTAATCCGCCCGGTCTTAGCCCTGAGAGGCTGACGCTTTCGCGCCTGATACGGTGAGCCGTCCGGTGCTTTTTGCTGTTTAATCCGTTGCTGTTGCGACTTGCGCAGCTCCTTTGCAATGTCACCGGCAAGCTTTCGACGCCCTGCGGGTGACAGGGCAGCAAGCAGCCCGGCGAGCTGGTTGTCAAAAGGCTTAAAGTCACTCATCCCATTTGCTCACCAGTTCGCCGTTGATATATAGCTCCTTTGGCCGGGTGACCGGCTCAGGTAGCGGTGGCTCAGGGGCATAGCTGACATGCAGCGCGCCGTTTTCCTCCTTGATGAGGGTGCGCTCGGTGAGCTGCAGGCTGATGCTAATGTCGACACTGTCCTCGTCGTTTAAATCCATCTGGAAACGGTAGCCCTTTTTGCGGCCGTCATCGAGCGTGCAGATATCCGGCTGATTCTCACGCAGCCATGCGGCCACCGGCACGAAAATCAAATCGGGGTCGCCCACAAAGTCACACACGATCACATTCAGTGTGTAAATTTTCTCATGGGACAGCGAGGCCGCGAGCCGCGCATCGATATTCCCCTCATCGGCAAAGATGCGCATCATTTCTGGGTTTGTTTTTAACTGCGGGACAGCGTCAGTTAACGCCTTGCGCAGGTTGTGTGCTTTCTTCATCGAGTTTATCCTGACAGTCTTTGACGGTTTCAATCTGCAGCGCGCAGGTGGCTAGCGCGTGCTCAAGCCTGCGAATATCTGCACTCAGGTCGCCATTAGTTGCTGGATCGCTTTCCGGCATCGGGCAATAGCTCACCTTCGGGCAGGTGCTGTAAACAATGACCGGCGGAGGCGCAACCGGCGCGGGTGTGCAGCCTGCGCACAACATCAGGCAGCTTGTCGCTATACCAGCGGCGTAACGTTTCATTCTCATTCATCAGCCTCGTAATGGTTTCTTCCCGTCGCACGGCCATTGCACCGGCGGCGATCAACTCACCGCGTAAAGTGACCTGCGCGGTTTCGTTTTTCCTGGCAATTCCCTGCGAAACGGAAAGCTGATTTTTCAGCATTCCGATCACGTTTTTCTGTTCGCCTGCGACCTTGTTTGCCCGTTCAAAGGAGCGGATCAGGTTGCCGTTTTCATGACGCTGCCAGAGCACAATCGCCATCAGCGCGGCCAGTAAAAACAACATCACTTTCATTGAATCCCCCTGATGCAGTAGGCACGCTCGCGCGCGCGGCGATTTTCCAGCCCGGTGCTGACTTTGCCATTCACATAAACCCATCGGGTGAGCTGGTCGCACGCCTGCCACCATTGATGACGCTTGATGTACGAGACCAGCGTTGAGCGGCAGGCGGCGCCGGTTCCCACGTTGAATGAGAAGCTGACCAGCGAGTCGTAAACGTGCTGCGGCATTTCCACCGGCGCGCAGACCGCGAGACGTTTCTCGACGGTCATCACATCCGCGACAAGGTTCGCCGCCGCCTGACGCTCGGTGATTTCCCCTTTCGGGACGACGCCTGCAGTGTGGCCGATGCCTGACGTCCACACTCCCGCGCTGCACTGGTAAGGCGTCAGGCGACAACCTTCGAGGTCGGCAATCAGCGCCATCCCCTCGGGCGAGGTGTTAAGCAGTCGAAAGTCAGGCATCAGCGCCGCCAGCGCCAGCACTGCGGCCACACTGCAACGTTTAACGATTGATTTCACGAATAGCCCCCTT